GACGACAACGAGGGCGGAGTAGTCGCCACCGACGCCGCCGCCGACATCGACGCCCATCACGTAGCGGTCACCTGGTAGCGGGGCCTCGATCTCGCGCCCTGCGTTGTCACCGATGGCCGCGTGGTCGAGGACGGTGATGCCCTGCATGACCTCGTCGTCGTAGTACCCGCCCTCGCGGTCCAAGAAGCAGTCGTCGAGGCAGGCGGGGTACTCGCGCCGGAACTTGTGCTGACTGCTCAGCGCGTCGATCTTCCGCCGACGCCAGTGGAGCTGGCCGAGCGCCAGGCCGTAGTCAGACCGGAGCTGCCGCTCTTCGTCGCTGAGGCTGGCCTCGAAGTCGGCCGGCACGTTCTCGTCGGGGTCCCGGTAGAGCGGATGCTCCCACCACCACATGGTGATGAGATGCCACTCGCCCTGGCCTGAGGCCGCGTCGGTGATGAGCTTCGAGAAGAAGTCGCCCGGGGCGTTCGCCGTGCTCTCGATGATGAGCAAGCCCTCACCGACGGCCGCGTCCACCTGGGCGAGGGTCTCTTCGAGGTCGGGGGCGAAGGCCGCCTCGGAGATGACGGCCGCCGCCGGGGTGAAGGACCGGAGGCCAGTCGTCGAGCGGGACGTGAAGGCCTGCAACGACGCCCCGGTGTCCTCGTAGACGATGCGGTTGCGGGCCTGGGTCTTGATGGGCCTGCGGAGCAGGGCGGGCGGGTCCTTGAGCCATCGGCGGGAGTCGTCGAGCAGCATCGTCGCGCTGTCGTCGCGCATCGAGATGATGGCGTGCATCGCCTCGTGCGGGGTCTTGTACGCGAGGTTGTGCATCACCATCTTCGCGCCGGTCGTGGCCGTGGTCTGCCTGGCCTTGATGATGGCGATGCGGTTGTGCCCTGCCTCGACGGCCGCGAAGATTCGCTCCTGCATCGGCATCGGCGTGAAGGGGACCGGCCGCTTGGTCTCCTTCTCCTGCACGCGGTGCATGCGCGCGAACGGGTCCAGGGCCTCGATGAGCTGGGCCACCTGGGGCCTCATCGACGCGGGCACACTGGCGGGTACGAACGTCAGGAGTCGCCCATCACGCTACCGAGGATGGCGCGGAGCTCGGCGACCCCTCCGTCGCCACCATCCTCAGACGCGGAGGCCTCGCCCATGGCCCTCACGGCGTCGAGGACGTAGCGGGCAGCCAAGAGCCGGGTCTGCGGCGAGCCCTCGCCCAGCAGCTCGCGCATGGTGCGCAGAGCATCGCGAGCCATGCCGCGAAGCTCGAGGTTCACTTCCTCGAGGGGGGGGGCCTGCTCGGTCCGGTAGGCCACGACCAGCGCGTCGAGGTCCCATCGGTCGAGGCTGCGCTGAGACACCAGCCCCTCGTCTACACAGTCCCGCGGAGTCTTTCCATCGCACAAGGCGCGAGCGACGGCCCGCTTGGTCTCGTTGAGTCTCACTTTGGCGTGTCCCTGTCGGGGTGCGTGAGGTCTGGCCAGTGTAGCCCACTCTCAGGAGGCCGGGGTCCGCACCGCGAGCAGGTCGCCGCGGTGCTCGACGACGCGGTCGCCCGGGCGGCACGCGGCGACCATCTCCTCCGCGAGGGTGCGCAGGGTCGGGTCGGCGGCGAGCTCCTCTTCCCACACGATCGTGGTGGACCCGCGGGTGATGCGCTCGATGACGAGCGCCGTGCGCTCGAAGGCGGCAAGGGTGTCGGTGGTCATGCTGCTCTCCTGTCGGCCCGTCGTGGGCCATGCTCTCTCACTGCCTTTCCCGCATGCGCTGACGGTACCGGGCGACGCTCTTGCGGAGCGAGTCGGCCGGGTCCTCACCTGCCCACCCGACCAGCGCCGCGGCCTCGTCCCAGGTCGCCCCGTCCTCGCGTGCTCTGGAGGCGCGGCGTAGCTGCTGCTCCCGCGCGTAGTCGGGGGACACGTCGCGGCCTGGTCGACCCGCAGGGCCGAGGGCCAGGCCGTGGCGGCGGCAGGCCTGGCGCATCGCGTCGGCCTGCCGCCCGTGCCTCACCTCGAGGACCGACCACGGCACGCGGTCCTGCCTCGCTCGGCTGATGGCCCTGAGCTCGGGGAGGGTGTACGGGTTCACGGCTTCTCCCAGCGCAGCTTGCATTGAGTCGGGTGCGTGTCGACCCGCGGGCGTTCGCGCCGGGACCAGGTCCCGCCGCCCGCTTGTCCGACCAGTCGCCAGCCGGCGCCACGTAGGGAGGCGCCCCCTTCCTCTGGCAGCGTGTACGTGATCAGCCTGCGATACCCGAGGGCTCTGACTGCCTTCCAGCACGCACCGTAGAGCATCGAGCAGGCGTTCGGGGCGCCGTCCGTGGCGACCCTGACCACCTCCGCTGTCCAGCCGTCTTGCAGGCGACGCGCGACCGGGCGCCCCACGACAGCGACTCCCCTGACCCTGTAGTCGTCATCGCTGACGGCGACTTGGATGATGGAGCCACGCGGCGCGGCGTGGTGCCGATGATGCTCTCGGATGAAAGCGAAGGCCTCGCGCTGAGTGATCGGCGTGAGAAACAGCTTCACGTTCACTGCCTCATCCACGAGGGGCGGGGCATGTTGCCGCGGGTCGCTGGCGGATGGCCGAGGGGCCAGTGGGTCCACGCCGGCCTCGGGCCGCTGCGTTCGTCCTCGATGTGCAGGCCGAGGACACCGTCGGCCGTACTGCCCTCGGGCAGCCGCTGGCGCATGCACCGCACCTCCAGCTCGGTGACTGACAGGCGGGGGATGCCGTCAGGCATCTCGGCGGCGTGTAGCCGCTGGCCCTGAGGACAGGTGCACGTCGCCTGCATGGTCACGAGCTGCCGAGCGCCGCGCCGCTGTCGAAGGACCCAGCACGACAGCTGCCCGCGCCCTGCGCAGTAGCGGCAGCGTGAACTCGCGGCCGCGATGGTGGCGACAGCTCGCCCCGATGACTCGAGCTGCATCGACTGCCACGTCGTTCGGAGCTCGGCGGGCGTCGGGCGGTACGTGCTGACGAGCATCTGGCGCTCGACTAGTGCGTCGGCCTGCTGTCCTGCCTCGCGGAGGACTGCGACCACCGACGGGCCGAGGAGCTCGCGGTACTCAGCCGGCGAGCCGGGGCCGGGGAGCGCGGAGAGTCGGCGAAGGAGCGTGGCCTCGGTGGTGCTGGTCATCGCTGCCCCTCCAGAGATTGAATCTCAGGGTGGGCGGCGCTGGGGTCTGCACGGTGGGTCGGGGCCTTGGTGGCGCTCGGGGTGGTGCCGCTCGTCGTTGGCGGGACGGTCACCTCGGAGGGCTCGGGGGCCTCAGAGGTCGGAAGTTGGATACTACCCATGGTCGTCAAGTCCTCGGCTGTAAGTGGTTGGAATCACTCAGGAATCATCACGGGGGCCAGTGGCGCGCGAGTCGCTTTCGGCCATGACGCGCTCGACGACGGCGTAGTGGGGCACGCCGAGCGCCTCGGCCAGCGGTCGCCACCAGGACATCGAGGGGAGGCGAGCGCCGGACACCCACCGCCACGTCGTTCGGCGGTCGAGGCCGATGGCGCGTGCGAGCTCGGCGGGTCCGGCGATGTCGGCCTCGGCCATCCTGGCCAGCAGCCACGCGGCGAAGGTTGCGCGCGGGTCGGGCTTGTCGTCTGTCGTTGGCATTTTCTGTGCTCCGGGTCTTGTCGCCACACTGGCGACGCACTACGGTTAGCCCGTCGCCAGGGTGGCGACAACATCACCCGGAGTCATCATGGTGCCCTTCCTTCAGGTCTGCCTCTTCGCCGGCCTCATCCTCCTGCCTCTGTCCGTCATCACGGCGCTGGTCGACCGCGCCGCGGGGGTGTCCCATGCGTGAGCGTCTGTCCGAGCTGCTCGAGGCGATGCGCACCCACGGCATCGAGCTGGCCGGGTTGACCACGTCGAGCCCGCTCGTGGTGTCGGCGTCGGCGCCCGTGTGGCTCCAGGTCGACGAGGCCCACTTGGCCCGCGCGTGGCACGCGGGCGGCCGTCCGGCTGTCGGCGCGTGCATCCTCAGTCAGGGGGTGTCCATCACGTGGCCGTGGGACGACTCCTACACCTGGGTTCAGGTCGTGGTCCGGCAGTGGTCGGACGACCTGGCGCTGGTCCTGGCCGAGGGCGACGTGCCCGTGGTCACCATCGATTCCATCCACAACCACCTCGGGGCGTGACATGCGGACGAGCGACGAGATCAACGCAGTAGCCGCGGCCATGGCGAAGGCGCAGGCGGCCATGGGGCCGGCCATCAAGGGGACGCGCAACCCGCACTTCAAGTCGACGTACGCCGACCTGTCCAGCGTCGTCGAGGCCATCCGCGGCCCGCTCACCGAGCACGGGCTGTGCTGGACCCAGGCGCCGGCCGTCGATGTGCAGGCGGGCCTCGTGCACGTGACGACGCGCATCATCCACACGTCGGGCCAGTGGGTGGAGTGCACGCTTTCCGCTCGGCCGGGGCGGTCGGGGGGCTCGGCGGACCTGTCGCCCCAGGCCGTGGGCTCGGCGACGACGTACCTGCGCCGCTACGGCCTCCAGGCGCTGTGCGGGCTGGCCACCGACGACGACGACGGCGAGGCCGCCCAGGGTCGCCAGCAGCCGCGCGGCGCCTCGCGTGCGCCGGCCCCCGCGCCGGACACCTACAAGCGGCCCCAGCCTCCCGCCCACGTGGTGCGAGGGGAGCCCGAGCCGGATGGCCCATGGGACGCGGCGTCGCGCAAGTCCTACCAGGACGCCCTCGACCGGTACGGCCTGACCATCGACCAGGTCGACGCCTACCTGACCGCGCACAACCGGCCGAACCTCGACACGGCGGGGAAGGTCAGCAGGATGAAGCTGCTGCTCTGGGTCGGCCAGTCGGACGGCGCGGCGAAGGTGCGCGCGTGGCTGGAGTCGCAGGACGCGGCGCGAGGTGAGGAGTGACCGCCCCGGCGCGCGTGCTGCGCCTCGGGGGCGTGGCGACCTCGCTCCCGGGCTGGGCCTGGGCGCGGGGCGTCGTGTCGGCGGACACCGACGACTTCTGCGGGCTCACCTGCACCGGGCCCCGTGGGGGCGTCTACCTCCACGCCACCAACAACACGGTGCTGGAGACATCGTTGAGCGATGACGACGTGCCGGACATCGACCACCCGGCGACGTGGGGTCACCTGCTGCACCTGCTCGGCCCCGGCCTGGTCAGCGTCGAGCGGACGCGGGACGGCTGGACTGTGGGCGTCCGCGTCGGGGCCGAGGTCGTGATGGCCGAGGACGAGTCCATCGGCGGCGCGGCGGTCCTCGTGGCCGAGCGCATCGGGCGCTGGCCCGGGGGGGTGGTCGATGCCTGACCACTGCATCGTCGACGGCTGTGGCTGTGTCCATAAAAGCCGGTGGCTCTGCGGTCGCCACTACGATGTGCTCCGCGCGTCGCCTGTCGAAGTCCGCATGGACTGGCCGACGTTGCGCGACGGCGAGCCTACCGCCTGGGACATCGAGCGCCTGCTGGCCAGCGAGTCCGCGACGCTCGCCCAGGATTCGGCCACCGATTCGGCCACCGATTCGGCCAGGGTCGCCGAGCTCGAGGCCGAGCTGGGCGTGGTGACTGGCGAGAACCTCCAGATGCGCGCCGAGCGGTCTGCCCACAAGGCGCTTCGGCGGAAGGCCGAGGCCGAGCGGGACGAGGCGCGGCGGGAGCGGGACATCCAG